CTTATATAGCATAAATGTCAAGTACAGACCTCATTTATACACTGTGTGAATTTCAAGACGTGTTCGTGAATAGCGATGAACGTGTGGTATCAATTATAGGAGCCAAAGGGAGTGGTAAGACCTGGAGCGGTTCCCTATTCGTGCTTGCACAGATAGCAGAACAGCCAAATGCACAGGGATTGGTCATGTTCAACACCCTGCAACAAGCAAGGGACATCTTCGCTCAGGACATCGAACCAAAGCTACGTGATTTAAACTGGTCTTATTCGTTTAACCAACAGACGCTTGTACTTTCTGTGATGGGTTCCCTTATTCACTTTCGTAGTGCCGAACCTAGCGCCTTGGAGCGTATTGAATCCGTTGCTTATCATTGGGGGTGGGCGGATGAAGCCTCCTATTACTCTATGGATGCGTTAAAAACTTTCGTGTCACGTATCCGTAAGGGCAACGCTATGGTGCGTATCACCTCGATGCCTGACGAACCCGACCATTTTATGTATAGCTTTATAGAAGGCTTAGATGGTATTATGTATGAAATCTCCCTAAAAGACAATCCTGACCGTGAATTTGCCGACAGATACGAGAAGTTTTTACGTGCTACATACTCAGGAGCTCAACTTGAGCGTTATTTATCGGGTAAAAGAGTTTCATTGTCAGGCACAGGTTTGTTTGCTGTTGAGTCTGATATGCGTAGAGAAGGCTTAGGCGTTAAAACAGACGAAGATATTATGTTGGTATGGGACTTTAACGTAGAGTATCGTGCTGTAAGTGCATGGCAACAAATTGGAGTAGCACCAGATGGAAATAAAATTATGGCAGTTGTCAAATCATGGCAACTAAAAAATGCTACTGTATATGAAGATGCAGAACAACTAAGCGAAGAGTTTAAAAATCATCGTGGTCAAGTAATTTTACACGGGGATGCAAGTGGTGAGTCACGTACCGCTCAGACAACAGATTCTATGTGGAAAACAATACGTGAAGTCTTTGCAAAAAAAATATCAAATTATCGTTATATTGTCCCCAAGTCTAACCCACCAGTTAAGGATACAATACAATGTCTTAACTGGGCACTTCGTGCAGGCTTAGTGTTGTTTAATTATTCTGAAAAAAATGTTTATATGTCATTACAAGCGTGCAAATCAGATAAATATGGGGAGATTGATAAGTCTGCGGACTATAATGCGAACACAAGTGTTCGTTCACACGAGGTGGATACAGCTCGATATGCTGTGTTCCAAATTTATAAACACGTATATCCTGGCAATAAGGGAGGGTTTTGGGTAGTATGAATCTAAGAGAAATCGCAAAATCAACCGCAAAACAACGCTCTATCTCCGCTAAAGAGATACCTTCCAAGCTCTACGGAGCTATGATTTGGGGCAATGGCGTGTGGTCACAGTCCAAGTGGAACCGCTCACAGCTTATCACCGAAGCGTATGACCGTAACCCTGCATTTTATGCTGCCGTAAACATTATTGGACGTACTCTTGCGTCCATTCCTATTTATATCGAGTACAAGCACATGGGTCGCACACAGACGACTTCTCATCACCCATTACTTGCATCTTTAGAACGAAACACTACACGTGAGGACTATATAGACCGTATGGTGAAGTACCTGCTCACCACAGGGGATGCCTACTCGCAGATTGTCTTTGGTACATCTACGGGGCAGAAGCAACCCCTCGGTCATATTGTGATGCCCTCACAGCATACCTACAACATCGAAGGCGACTGGAGACAGCCTATACGTGGGTATCGTTATGTAGAAAATCGTGAAGAGTATTTTGACGAGGAAGAAGTCATCCACATTTGGTTGCCATCGCTATCTAACTACTTCCAAGGGATGTCACCTGCTGTTCCCCTGCAAGAGTATATTGATTTGAACAACGCTGCGATTACGTGGAATAAGAACATTGCTCTTAACGGAGGTATTCCACCTATTGTAGCAAGAGCTGAAGGTATTACAAAAGAGGAAGCACAACGCTTGCGTTCATCTTGGCGTGAGCAAAGCGGTGCAAACAACTCAGCAGACTTAAAGATTATATCCGAGAATATGACTTTGGAGAAAATGAATGTGACACCGCATGATGCGGAATGGGAGAAGGCGGTATTACAGGCTATGCGTGTTATCTTTATGACACTTGGCGTATCGTCTTCAATAATGAATGACGCAGGCAATAAGACCTATAACAACGTCCACGATTCTCGTAAGGCGCTTTACCAAGAGGGAGTAATCCCATTGGCTAAAATGATTTATGGCGCTATTACACGGAAATTGTCCCCTTACTATCGTGATACGCCTCGTATCGTGTTGGATGTGGATAATATTGATGGTATACAAGAAGATAAGAAGATACAAGCGGAGCGCCTGACCCTACTTAAACGAGAAGGAATCATCACGGCTAACGAAGCACGTATTGAATTACGATACCCCATCAGTCCTGACGATGTAGCCAATACGCTTGTAAACTCGTCCGTGGCTAATAATATCCCACAGGCAGAACGCCCACAGGATGAACAACCAACATCTACACCACCTGACCCTACATTATGAAAAAGTCTATAAACGAATTAATAACAGCCCTCGAGGGGCTAGTTCAAGAATATGGGGCGGAAGCTGAAAGCACGTTCGCCACTGGAGATTTAGTCACTTTTGACGGTGGCATGGGAAACATCGAGTCTTTTGACCAAGATGGAAACTATGCTGTCCGTACACATGGCGAAGACCATGAGCCTACTGACGAGGTGCTTTCATTAACAGCCGACCAAATGCAAAAGTATCCGCCTAAAGAAGAAGCCTCCGAAGAGAGCGTTGAAGGTGATGATATAATTGAGCAAGAGGAGCAAGAGGAATACAAAGAAGAAGATGCCGAAGACGAACAAATCTTAGATGAAGAAGAAGAGATGAAGTCTGGCAACATCGTTACCTTTACAACTTCTGAAGGTCAAACCTATGGGCGTATTCTTAGCAAGGGCGACAAAGGATATGACATCGAGGTACTTGCGCCCATAGATGGCAAATATGAAGCTACTGGCGTAGAAGTAACGCACAAAAGTAAAGATTTACAAAAAAACGAATCTGCTATTGAAATCAAAGAACTGCCAAATAAAATACTCGCTAAATTTACCGAGATAAAAATGGAAGTCGAAGAAAACAGGATAGGGGTTATAGAAGGCTATGCCTCAACCTTTGGCAATGTTGACCTTGGTGGAGACCGAGTACAAAAAGGAGCATTCAATCAAACTTTTGTACACAAAAAAACACGTAAGGTATTCTTTGACCATTTCTATGGCGTTCCTGACCTTGCAGGAGTAGGCACTTTTTCTATTGACGAAAAAGGATTGTATATGCGTGCGGAAATGCCTTTAGAGGCATCGGATGTACAAAATGCCTTTGTTAAAATTAAATTTATGTTAGAACGTGACGAAGACATGGGTCTTTCTATTGGCTACAATACTGTAAAATCACGCATGAGTGCTGAAGGAATACGTGATTTATTAGAACTTGCAGTCATGGAAACATCTATAACGCCTTTCCCAATGAACACAGAGGCGTTGATAATGTCAGCAAAATCACGTAAACTTGGGTATCAAGCCAAGCGACAAGCATGGCAAACGATTGTTCGTAAGAACAAAACTGATGCGCTAGACAGCAATCAGCTCAACGAAGGCGACGTTTTGTCACTTATTGAGGAGATAAAAACCATAATTCAAAATCAATAAGACAATGAACCCAGAACAACTGAAGTCCGAATTTCGGAATCTCGTTGCTGAACTCAAGTCGTCTGTGGAAACAGGCAACCAAGAGGCAGTTGGCAAGATTAACGATAGATTGGACAACATTGAGAATGAGGTCAAGACTATTGGCAAACGTCCGTTAGACAACGAAACTAAGAACGACGAAATCGTTACTCAGTTTAAAGAGTCTTTCGTATCCTTCGCTAAAGGTCAGCGCCACGAACTCAAAAACATGGAACTCAAGTCAGGATACCATCCTGTATTGAAAACCAAATCTGACAACCACGTGCGTTTTGACTTTGCTAGCTCAGGAGCTTTATTGCTACCTGCTCAGATTAGTGAAGACATCATCCGCAACGTAGTTGAAGCTACTCCTATCTTGGAACTTGCTCGTGTAACCACGACTGACCGTTCCGAGTACAAGAGACGCAAAAGAGTAAGCACACCAGGCGGTACATGGTTAGCCGAAGATTCAACTTACACCAAAGGTAGAATTGGTTATGGAACTGTTGACATCACCCCACACAAATGGGCTGCACAATACGGAGTATCCGTAGAAATGCTTGATGACACAGGCTATAACTTGGTTGCTGAAATCACCAATGCTTTCCGTGATGATGCTTCTGTCGATTTAGGAAGTGCTTTTATGAATGGCAATGGCGTAGGTCGCCCAACAGGTATGGTGGGTAATATCACCAACTTCTCTGCGACTCAGCTTGCCCTCGATAGTTCTGACCTAATTCGTATGCAAGAGCAATTAAAGAATGCGTACCATGCTAACGCTTCATGGTTGTTCACAAGAGCAACACGTGGCTATATCCGTACAGAGTTCTTGGGAACTGATGGACTTGAGTATCTTTGGGAACCTTCCTTCAAGGCAGGTATTCCTACATTGTTACTCGGTGCTCCTGTGTTCATCGCTGCTGAGGGAGACCTTGCAGGCAGGGCTTCGGGCGCTTTCACCAATGGTCAAGTCTATGCCATTTATGGCGACTTTTCCCAAGGATACGAAGTTGTCCGTAGAACCGATATGTACATGATTGATGACCCGTATTCCGATGCGGATTCATTCACTCGCAACTTTCACCTTATGGCACGTTTCGGTGGAAATGTGATTAAGAGCGAAGCTCTAGTCCAAATCACCGCAGCAGGCTCATAAACATAGAAAGGATTACGTTATGGCTTCATTTGATTTCGGTTCTATTTCAGCATATAAGTTTGCTCTTAGTGCGAATGTAAAAACGAACACCAACGCCAATAGTGCGGCTATTGATACCGCAGGTTACGAAGGGGTTGCAGTTGTTACAGCTGTGGCTGCTTCTGCGCTAAATGCCGAGACCTCGCTGACATTGTCTGCCGAGTTCTTGCAAGGTGACGATACCAATATCTCTAATGCTTCTGCATTACCAAGTGGATATATAGTATCAAACCCAACCATCGCTGCTTCAAACACAGCATATTGGGCTTCCGTAGTACCATCCAAGCGCTACTTGTTCGTCAAGTATGTGCCTACAACAAACGCTGATGCAAACATTGTTTCCATCGGTGCTTTGGGATTTGCTCACGAAGCTCCAACGCAGTAATGCTAATAGGGTAGGGCTTCGGCTCTACCCTTTAATTTTATAAATTATGAAAATTCAATTCATTAAAACTACTACCTTGTCTTATGATGGTGTCAATACTAGAACATACCTACAAGGTCAAGTTTACGAAGCAAACCATGCTCAAGAGCGTAGAGTTTTTGAAGGTGCGCTAAGTAAAGGGGATGCTGTTCCTTATGGGGTTGCAAAAGCTCCTGTGGAAATTAAGGTACAAGCTCCTGTGGAACGCAAAGAAATTGCAAAAGATATAAAACCTAAAAAAGCCAAGTAATGAATACGCAATATGGGTCGTTATCAGGGAAACCACGTTATCAATTCTATCCTCAAGAAAGCAAGGTAACGAATATCGCAAGCTATTCACCATTGTCTAATGTTGTTGTAGAAGATTTTATGCGTATCCATGACAATATTGATGCGACCTACATTGCCTCATTAATAAAAGGCGTGACTGACCAAGTAGAAAAGTATTGCTCACTTGCTACTACGCCAAGAACTATGCAGTCCTTTTGGATGTACCCACGTTCAATAGTAGCGCTACCTACAAAGCCTGTTACCTCGTTTACCAATGTCACTAAGATTGACAGCGACGGCACAGAGACCGAGCTTGTAAGTGGTACAGACTTTACAACAACAGGACTTGATATTAAGAGCATCCATTTAAAAACAAGTTGCTACGCTTTGCGTGTGACTTACCAAGCAGGATATGAGACCAACACGTGTCCCGAAGCTATCCAAGATGCGATAATCCAAGAGATTTCGCTTCAGTATAAAAACCGACAAGATTCCAATCAACCATCACGTACGTCCGTAAACTCCCTATCTGTGGAGGCACGACACTTGCTTGTAGGTGGAGGCTATTATGACCACACTCGGTAATCAACTTATTGCTTTACTTAATCGTAAGATGCCTGAGGCATTTGAACGTGGTGGTGATGCTATGGCAAAAATGATTGCTGATGAGATGGAAGAGAATACAGAACGTGGACGTGCCTTTGGTAGTGACCCCTATGTGAACGTATATAGCCCACGTAGTGTTTTTGAACGTGGTAATCTTGGGCTTTCTACTGGCACGGTAACACTACGAAGAACCAACAATCGTATTGAGACTACTCGTGTTGTTAAAATTAAAGGCAAAGGGGCTTCCATAGATTTTGAGCAAGGGGGACGTATATTTAAAGAGCATCACATGGGTCAACCTTTTATGCGTCCTTTAAACCGTAACGTACCTATGCGTAGTATTTTTCCTAAAAGCTATGCAAGTGTACCTGATGACATTTTACACGACACTAAATTAGTTATTGCGGAGGCGCTAAGTGGCAATTACTAACTCTATATCTCGTGGATTGGTAAATCTACTAACTGCGTCTCTAAAAGGGTATATAGACGACAACCGTGTTATCTATGAGAAATATCGTGTAGAACCGATACAGCTTGAGCCACGCACCGACATTCCTTTGGCACGTATAGCACTCTACGAAGATTCCGAGAGCGCTATTGCCCCTGTAAGCTCTTATCGTGCTAACATTGGAGAGCAGACCTACCTTATAGACGGAAGCGTTGTCAGAGCTTATTCAGGCGACAAGGCGAACCGTGGAGAGCTAATAGCATTAGATATTAGCGATATGATTAAAGATTGGAGTAAGCAAACCAATTTTGCTGACGTTACAGGTGAATATTTATATACTTTTGAATACACTTCATCGAGTCGTTTTCAGAGAAACGATAAATACACGACACGCACAATAACTTTTGTTGCAAAACGTGATTTGTACAAATTCCAAGAGTTTCCGTTAGGCGAAGGATTCCCATTCATTTTTAATTTTGAACTAACATGATTACTTACCCAACAAAACAGATTGGTGACGCATGGACTGCGGTAAATGCTAACGAAGTAAAGACAGTTGTAAACTCTTTGTTTACGCCATTCATTAACTACTTCGATTTTTCAAGCGATGCAGTTACTACCGTAGCTGAAGCGGACACATTTTACAAGCTAAACACGACTACAACGCAAGGATTTGTTCGTGGCGACTTGGTTCATTCCAACAATCGC